CTAAATCACCAGTGGTAGTTGCAACGGTGCCAACTGAAGCAAATCTGTTTGCAACTCCTACACCAGCAGTCCAGAATCCACTACCAGGCTGTGCGGATGTGGTTTGATTTTGAATATAGTTAGCAGAACCTGAAGCGGGCGCTGCTCCAATATCGCTTGCTGTTAACGTCCTGGTTGTAACACCCGTAACGTGGCCAGCACTGTTGGTAGTCAACGAGGATAAAACGTTTGCACCTGTCAAGGTCGGCGAGAACGCCGATCCAGCCGGGTGATTATTTGAATGCCACACATCGTAGTAGTTCGAACCTGCGTCGGGTGAGTACTGCGGTGCATTTTGATCAGCAGCGACTAAAAACACCTTCGTCGAACTGCCATCGGTCGATGTCATACTTGCACCTTTTGTATTTCCAAACGTGGCAGTGTAGTCGGTTCCTGCAATATTTCTAATACTGTTATAGCTATAGGAAGTCGTGTTTCCAAAGGCGCCAAGCGTGATATTGTTATTCGCTGTAGTGCCGTTTGCCAACGTCGTGCTGAGGCTACCAATATTTGTGATCGTAAAAGCAGGATTGTTGCCTATTGTCTGAGTAGATCCTGTAATGTTTATACCGGTACCGGCAGACAGGGAAACTGTTTTGCTCTGCGCAATTAAATCCAACTCGCCGGTCAGGTAATTACTTGTCCAGGGTGACCAGTTCGTACCGTCGTACCTTAACAGCTGCCCTGTGGTTGGTGCGGTCGTAGCAATACCAATGTTTTGCAGCTTGTTTGCGTTCCAAAGATTTGATCCTGTTTGAGCAGAAAAGGTGTTGCCAGTAAGCGTTAAGCCAGTGCCGGCAGAATAGGAATTTGCGCCTGAATATTGTATAAAAGTTAAGGGAGTAGTATTCAGAATAATGTTGCCACCCGTGGCCAGGCTCCAACCAGTTTTGTTGTTTACATTACCTTCAGAGACAAAAATTTGTGATCCCTGTGCAACTTCATCGACGCTCACAGCATCGAAATCTGGAGAGCGCGACCACGCCCCGCTACTGGCAATATATATACCATTTTGTGCGCCAGCGGTCTGGTTTTTTACCAATACGCGATCACCTGCGGCAACTGTTACGCCGTCGATCGCTTGTAGACCAGACAGCGTAATGTTCGCCGTAGTCGCAACCCTTACTGCATCCCTTTGTTTGTAGCCGGATAGATACCGATCATCCAGGTACCCCCAGTCTAATCCAATCGATCTATCAACTGACAAGTCACCACCTCCTGTCATACCGGTGCCAACGCCTAATGTCCTTGTTAACGGTGTGTACCTGGTATCTGAAAACGACTGCACCCGGGCATTCGAAAAATAGAGATTCATTCCCTCAGGGACGTTAGAGGTTGTTCCATTCCAACCAATTGCACCAGAGGTAGAATTGTACGTGATGGGAGCTGCTGCAGAAATAGATCCACGTGCTGATTGCGTGAAATTCGTAATATCTGCCGCCACGTGTGTGTGTGCGGAAGGAGGAAATGTTGTTGGTTTACCGGTTATTTCAGACCAGGTAGGCACATAGGAAATAGGTTTATATCTTCCATCAGCAGCAGCAACCGTAGGCTTGTTTAATAGGCTATCCGCCAATCCTGTAATATTCCCCTGCGGTATTCCGGTCATCTTAACAGCGATTACCTGGCCTGAAGTTTTGCGAAACTGCAAAGTATCATTTGAGCGAAAAACCGAGTCTACCGGATTGCCGATAAACACAGGAAAGTAGCTGCCGTTTTTATATCTGAAAAACAAATTACCTGACGCAAAATCCATCAACGCTGAATCAATAGCAGAAATCGCCTGCGGGCTTCGCAGAACTAATTTACCAGTGCCATCAGAAGAAATATATTTTGTTGTATCGGTATTTACTAAGCTAGATAACTGAACAAATGATGGGTTCAATACCGCATATGCGGTTCCTGAAGCAGTGTTAAACGAAACATTACCCGGGGTGATCTGAGCGTACCCAGATCCGGTAGAACCTGTAAGGTTAAAAAAGTCTTTACCAGCAGATAAAATGCTGTTGCCGGATGAATCGCTAACCGAGAAAAACGCCTGCCTTAAAACTCCAACTGGAATACCTTTGGCGTAAAATGTAAATTCTCCCTGTTTACCATTAGGCGTGTATACATACCCAGAAAATGAACTGTCAAGCTCTGTAAAGCCGATACGCTGATCTGCATCCGCTAATCTGAATACAGAACCCGCCTTAACGCCGCTGTTCAGAGAAAATACATACCCTTTAGTTTTTATATCAGTGTTTTGATTGAGCGAATCCCCTAATTGAAATGTATTGCCCGCAAGATGAATACCGTTATTACCGAAATACACACCGCCGCTACCGCCTGTTATCGTACTCCAACTAACCCCATTCCACACTCGTACAGGAGGATTAGCAGAATGGCCTATTGTGTCAGCCGGCAAGATGACCAACGCCCCAACGCGGTTAGGAAGAAAGCCTGTTGTATCGCGAACAGGAATGTAAAGGCCTCCATCAAACAAGATGTTACCCGGATACATATAATCTCCGTAAACGGGTTGAGGCTCCTGAGCTTTTGCCAGGAAGGGGAGAAGCAGGGTTAATAAACAAATAAGTCTTTTCATTATACAGTTATCATTTCTTGATATAATACAAATAGCGTTTGCCCTTTAAACACGCCTTTCGGTATGCTCACCTGGCTGGTGTTCGGGTTCCAGGTGTATTCCGTAGGCTTAAGCGGTTTCGTCTCTAACTCAATCTGAAGAATGCTTTTATTCGTCAAGGGGTTGCCGTTAATATCTGCCAGGGTGATCAGTGTTTCGTTGTTCGCTCCGGCAGTGTAGTAGGTTTCACTCGTTTTCTGATATACTGACATAGTCGGGTTTGTTGGTATATAAGGGTTTGACGGGTTTTGATTCGGGTTTGTATTACCGTTAGGATTCTGATCCACGATCGCCAGTACATTTCCATTGTTACCGAAATTGGTAGCATACTTAACCCCGGATAGCGTTATTTTCTGATATACATTAACATCTACTACCAGTTCGTCGTCGTAGGTGAAATTTTGACCAGATAGGGGCGTATCGTTAGCATTATCCACACCACTATCTTGTAACAGCTTGTAAAACTGATCCAAGGTGCCATAGCAATTCAAGCATACATCCAGTAGGCTTTGCCCATAAACCGCCGTAAACGTTTGAATCGCCATTTTTTAGTCTTTTGTCGCGTTTGGGTTGATCGTTATACTGTCCTGGGTTACCTCGATAATCGGATTTGTAACAGTATACCCATCCGATACCAGGTTCAGTTTAATAGCCTTCTGTAGCTGCTGTTGCTGACCTGCTGAATTTAAGTAAGTGAATACGCCTACGCCGTCCGGAGGGTTTTCTTTCCACCATCCGGGGAACGCGTTAATCGTATCCATGATGTGTTGTTCATCACTTTCGCCTATTACGAAATCGCCATTTCGGATAAGCAGATCGTTATGCATTAGCGCTATGTCCTGATTAGCTGCCATGAACTATTTTTTCGTTTTCAATTTCTTTTTGTTGTGTAGGGGTGAGTGGATTTGGTGTCGGTACTATGATAGCCCCGGTGCTGCTAGGCCCAGGCGTAACCCCTGGGTGAGTATGCGTTTTATATGCTTCAATAACCTCATTCACCTTATTTTCCAGGGCATTCAGTTTTTTAGTCAGCTCTACTACCTTAACCAGCCCGGCGAAACTGCCGTCGTTCAGGATAATCTTACCCCGCAATATATCCAGGACAGAATCCCCTACAACAGTATAAACCCTGTCAAGCTCACTGAACATAGCGACATACGGCTCTACGTACTTACTCATTACGATAATAACCGTACTACCAACCGCAGGAACGTATAACACGCCGTCGTCAACTTCAGCCATGAGCTGGACGCCAAGTAAATCAGCGACCGCCGTACCGGTTATATTCGAGCAGTCACAAGTACGCTTTGCAACGTCAACCGCAGTCACTGTTGCTACAACAAGTGATGTTTGATCTAGCAGGTCCGTACCCGCTAATTTTCTTATCGCTTCTCTTATAAGTGCATCGCTCATATAACCTTTCCTTTTTTATCTAATTTAGCTACCTGGTAGTCCAGAGTTATTATTTGCCTCATTCCATTTACGCCGCCTGTTCTGTTCACTGCTTTCACTTTATACCTGCCATTGCGCTCTGGTAGTACATCGTCCAGTATATCTACGTTATCCCCTTGTTGAACATAAGGGATGCCGAACGTTGTGAACTTGCCCCTGAAGCCAGTGTAGTAGTATTTCTGAAGTTCTTTTTTAGCCAGGTCAATCAGTTCTGAAGCGGATCTAACATCCCAAAAATACAACGTTCGTCTTTCACCAGCAGTATTAGGCGCAAAATCTGCCCTTTGGCCTGGCGGCTTTGCCTTTCCTACAAACTCACCATTCTGCTGCGTGACCAGAACTTCTAAACGCTCTTTTTTCGTCTTAGCGCTGCCATCTTTCGTGGTCCCTTGTACTTCCTGCTTATTGATCGAATAAGCGATGGCAGATAACAATACATCGTCTCTTCGTTTATAGTCAAGCTCATCAGAAATTATATTCTGTTGAAACTTAAACAGCTTTACGCCGCTGGCGATTGCGTCACTTTCCAGGTAAACCTGGGCGCCGCTACGCAGCTCATTACCCCTGAAGTAGCTTTCAAAATGGTAATCTTTCCGCAGCCTGGCTAGTACCTCGCAAACCGTTTCGTTTTGCGTTCTAAATGCGCCGAAAGTCGTTTTGGTCAACGCGTTTACTGTAAAGTCTGTTCCCTTAAGCAGATCCCTTAGAATATCTTCCAGGGTTGCTGTTGGAGGGTATGTCTTGTTAGGCGCAATAAGCTGCTTAAGTTTCCACATATTATCTTCGCACTCCAGGACAATTGGTTTCTTACTCGAAACCTGAGAGATGTAACCCGTAAACAGAACGCTCGTTTTAAGCACATCGTTACCGCTTTTACTCTTATACCTGTACCCGCCTTCAATTGTAACCTTATCACCTCTTAAAAATACTGGCACGTTGCTTGAAAAGCCGCCAACGTTAACCGCAGGACCGCTAAGAGACACAAGGCCGCCGTTCCCGTTCCGGACATATATGTTTTTAGGGATAGTAATTTTTGCTTTATTGGTTAAATCAGTCCAAGTGTCTGACGCTTCGTATTCAGTAACAAAATCAAGTAATAGAACAGACTTCCGATTGGGAAAATCGGCCGTTGGCTGTTGTGTTATTTTGATATTTGTTACTACTCTATACATCACTTATCTGTAATTCAATTGGAATGTCTGAAATGGCATTAATTGTAAATATCTGCTGGCTATATCCTCCTGGCTCCTGTGCTACAGTGAAATCGGTAATCACTATGTCGTATATATCCAAGTTCTGCAAGTATGAGCTTGTAACACGGATCGGTACGGGGGCATCTACCATTCTTTTTAGTGCGATTACATCATCAGCCGGGTAAGATCCGTTTTTGCCGGTTAAAATGCCGTTTATGGTTATCTGGTAATCTCCCTGCCCTATGTACTCTTTAACCGTACCGTTTCCGCCCTGTATTGGCGTTGTGACGATATTTTTAGGCAGCGTTACAGCTATTAACACGGTTACAAGTCGCACAGCTGGTACCACAAACCTGCGGGAATCACCGACATCATACGACACGCTTTCAAATGTCAGATCGGTTACTACCGGGGTGCCAAGCATAGACTGGTACAACGCTTTGTCCTGATAGGTTGTCTGATCTATTTTGCCTTCGTATTTGTTAGGCAAAACTTTCATCACCCGCACATTCTGCATATTGTACGCCCTGAGTAATTGCCCTGCTGTTGTTAATTCTGATGCCATTACTGCCCCGCAACTATTTGTGAATCATTTACAGCGCTTAATAGCGCCTGGGTTACAACTTCTTTAACCTTAGTAGCTCCTTCAGTTAAATTGGTTGTCTTAATCTGAAAATCTCTGATCAGATTATCTATTTTGATGTTAATTGTGTAGGATTTTGTGCCTGTTACCTTAGATGTTCCAGTATCTGTGGTTACTTGTTGTGGAGTTTGGCCGCCTCCTTTTCCAATAGGAGCCAAGGTTTTAGGCGTGCCGACTTTTTCTTCTTCCTTTTTATCTTTTTCAAAATCGGCTATGCCTTCCTTATACCCCCGGGTAGCTGCTTCACCGATACGTTTGTAGGCCCCAAACGTCGCACTTTCCAACTCTCCCCATCCCTTTTTAACCGTATCCAAGTCTAAGGTTAATGTTCCGGTTATGATGTGGTACAGCCCCTTGAAGTAATCGACGATAATGCTGCCAAATTCCTTAATAACCGCCCATAACGCCCAAAGGCCACCACGGAACCATCCGAGCCTATTATATGCCCAGGTAACTGCGGCCGCTAGTGCTGCAAGGCCTGTTATAATTAGGCCGATTGGGTTTGCTGCAAAAGCTGCGTTCAGTAATACCTGCATCCCAGCGAGTGTTTTAGTAGCAGCAGAAGCCGTAAGCATTCCATCCCCTAAAAGCGTGATACTTGCGTATTGTATAGTTTCCCATAACACAGACGCTTTGGTGATAACAAGTGACGCTAACATTACGCCTTTATATGCAACCCAAGCTGCGGCAGCGATACCTAGTGTGATAGCTATATCTTTCAATAAATCACGGTTACGTACCGACCAATCCCATGCTTCCCCGAGCATCTGCACAAAGTCGGCAGCAGTGCTGATCATGGCGTCAAACGCCGGTTTGAGATCATTGAACATCCTAACCTTTAACTGGAAAATGGAATCTTCTACATTGCTGATTTGTACTGAAGTGTTTTTGGACATGTTTTCCAAGCCGTTTGCATATAGGCCGCCTGCCTCATGCGCTTTTTTAAGTGCGTAGGTCAGCATGTCGTAAGTAACTTCCATATCCTGGACATCTTTCGTATGCTTTCCCGTAGCTTCGGCGAGGATCCCGTATATGTTAATGCCGGCAAACGCAAACTGTTTGATATCCGCCGCAGAGGCTTTACCAACGTTTTTGATCTGCTGTAGATTCACAACCATGCGGTTCAGCTCATCATCACCGCCGCCAGTTGCAGAAATAGCATTGGCCAGATCCAGGACGGTTTGCCTAGCCTCTTCAGCATTCACATTCGCGGAAATCAGCGCCTTATTTGCGTTCAAAAGACCTTCAAAGCCAAGAGGGGTACGCATCGCATCTTCCATTGTGTTTTGGATAACCCTGGCTGCAGCGTCTGAATCCCTGAGTAAGGTAGTCAGCCCTGTACGGGCATTTTCAACTTTACTGCCGGCGTCGATAACACCAGCAGTAAAATTTTTAATCTCGTTTAGTCCAAAGGCTAAACCTATACCCGCGCCAACCTTCATGATAGTGGACTGTAGACTGCCCATCGTACCTTCAAGGTGCTGGGCTGTGCCATCTATCGATTTTAGTTGGTTCGTGATCAGGTCACGCAACGATAAGGTATATACTACTGATTCGTTCACTGGCTGTTTATTCCATTTGTCCGGTTTTCTTTAAGGCGTATCGAAGCATTCCCCAGTAACGAATAAGTTCATCTTCGTTTAGGGTGTCGGGGTCAATTCTAAGATAATAGAGGATGTAGGCCTGTATTTTCTGAAACTCGCCACTACCATCAGTAATGGTAGCTTCGTCTATTTTTTTTTATAAACGTTAACTGCGAACTTTACCAAGTCCTGCGCAGCAACGGCAGCCCCCAGATTGTATTTATCGTTTTCCGGGGCCTCACTCATAATCCGCGGATCGCTTTCTTCGGGAATGATTGTGAGTTCTAACAAATCGTGTGCAGCCGACAATACCGCGCCGCTTAACGCCTTATCCAGGATCCTGGTTTTGGCAAGCCTGTTAGGTTCTTTCAGGTATCCGATCACTTGTTCGCCGGTGTCTGGCTCTTCAAAAACAATCGGGGTTACCTTTACACCGTGCTTTTCTGTGAGTTCGGCGGCTCTCTGTTCAATTTGTTCTGAGGTCAGTTTGGAATTTTTCATATACTACAGGTGATCTATTTTACCAATGATTAGTGGCAGGCTTACGATTAGTTTTGTGTCGTTTTGGGCAGCTTCCAAACCTTCTTCAGTAAACTCACACGCCCTCAAAATGTCACGTGATGTACTGGCTATGCTGTTACCAAATAAAACTGGAATATCAAACATCCCAATTTGCAGAGGATCCCGGTTCGGCGCAGCGGCAATGATCCTGCGCAGTTCGTCCTGGTAGATATCAATACTGCCTTCCGGCTCTATCTGCCCGTAGCCACGGGAGATAGGGTGATTGCCCGCACCGTAGTTGTTCGTTTTGTTCTGCTTGTTCTTGTATGTGATTTTGGTGATACCAACAACAGGTACACCAAACAGCACGAGTTTTATATCTGCCCAAGAGTAATTAACTCCGTTTATAAGTGCGACTGCGGCCATGGTTATGATATTGATACGTTAAATCCAATGTTCACCTGGATATTACGCGCGGTTCCGATCGGAACGAGGTTAACAGTAATAACCAGTAAACCAGTTTGTAAAATGTTCTGGGTTGGGTTAACAACTACTTGTTCGGCACTCAGCTCTCCATCCCTTACCATCTGCGCTAGGTTTCTCTCGGCCTCAGTTTCCAGGTAGGTAATTACGGTATCGGCTAAAGTACCATCAGCGTTGAGGGTTATGGGGCTATTCAACACGGGAACAAGCGAAACGTAGACGCCTCTTGTCGCCTTTTGAATTGTTCTGTTGTCGCTGATATATGCGTAGTCTGAAGTAGTAGCAATAGCGGAACTGTTTTCATTGAAGAAGGATCCCGCGTACCCTACAAACTTGCGAAGAAATATGTAGCGTTTATCTTGCAGCGCAGATAGCAGATTATCTGTAACAGAAGCATCGCTAAATAGCTTGCCGTTGGCAAATGCCAAGGTGTCGCATTCCGTGCCATTGCTAATATTGAACTTCTGTACCCAGGCAATGCTTTCACTTACTTTTGCCAAAGCAACAGCGCCAAGCGCCGCGCCTAAAGTGGTTATAGATTTGCCATAAGCAGCGAAGAGTTGCGCACCAAGCGCGGCACCGTCTTGAGAGATAATAGCACTACAAAGGTTTGCGTTTAAAACGGATAAATCAGCGATAGTTGAAATATCCGTTACTGCGGCCATGTCCGCAGCGTATAAAGCTATAAGCTCTTTGTGCTGACTGACCAAGGTATTGCACACATTATGGATAGCGGTAATATCGGCAGCGCTGAAAGCAGCGCCGTCTTTATATATTCCAACCTGCCTGATTGCTCCGTTTGCATAGTTTTGCAACGTGATGATCTCTGAAAAAGTATAGCTGCCAGGTACAGCGAAGAATCCTACGAACAGGTTACCCTGTGGCTGGATCCTGAAATACTCTGCGATATGGTAATGCCAAACGGCCTGCAATGATGCGACGCCGCCAGTGAATTGGGCTATAGTCCCCGCGATTGTACCGACCACAGTAGCGGTTAGCGGCGTTCCTGAGTTGAGAAATACGCCAAGCCCTTTCCGTGCTTTTATGGTAACAACTGCGGCAGCAACAGTAGCAGTATATCCGTGTGATTGAGTTCCAGCGTTAATAGCTGCCCCAATCGCGGTAGCAACATCACCTACCGCCGATTCAGCCGCTGTTTTAGTATAGGTTCCCAAAACAACCTTTCCGGACGGCTCAGTAACAGCCAGTGTTACAGTATTGCCGTTTGTTCCAACTGCTGTTACTGTATATGTGCCTGTTGCCTGTGTTTCGTCGTTGTAGTCAGCCAGAATACCAGCATTTTCAGCATCCTGAACACTGAAAAACTGTTTTATTCGGTTCGTTGTACTGAATCCTGACGGTAGAGTAGCGCTGTAAAACACCAGGCCTGATATATAATCCTGCCCAGGTAAGGGCCTACCTAAACCGCCCTGTCCAAGTACAAAACGTATGTTGTTTAATGCCATTATTCTTCTGATTTTGGAATCTGAACTACATCACCTACTTTGATACCTTGTGCGACCAGATCGGGATTGTTTTTCAAATCCTCTTCAGTTACGATATGATCTTCAAAACCGTCATCGGCTGACTGTTCCTGACTGATACCTTTAATCACATCATCGGCATCATATTCAGTGAAACCGTCCGCTTTGTGCAGATGATATTCACCAATAGCATTGATATAAATCTTTTCGACGTAGGGGTGAAGCAGCAGGAAACCGGCTGCTTTTTCAAACGACTTGGTTTCCTGTGCTTTTTCACGTGCGGTATTCTTTCTACTCTTTCCCATGATTAGGCAGTTAATGCACGGCCCATTTCTACCCAGACCGTACCGTTAAAAATGAACTCGATATAACCTTCTTTACTGGCTGCAAGGGTTAACGTACCAGCGGACGAAAAGCCGGTGCCGAATGTGGCAGCTCTTCCAGTAGCATCACTTTTTAGGAGGAACCGGAGCTTATCCCCGATGTAGGGCTGTGCGGTATCGGCTGTAAAGGTCACTGCACCAGTTAACTGCGCAGGCACCACTAACGTATCCTGCTGAGTGGCTACTACCTTAATAGAGGCAGCGAATGCAGGTGCTTTATAATCCTGCGTTACGGTCCTAAACGTATTATCCTGATTAGGGCCGGGGGTAAAACGTGGGGTATTTGGCATCTGATAAAGTTTAAAGGATGATTGTAGTGTAGAGTACTACGAGATCAGGGAAACCATATCGGGTATCCATCTTAAATAGTCCCTTAATAAAATACAACTCGCTGTTGGCCTGCAAACGCGCCAGTTGTAAGCCTTCCTGATCCTCTGTTGAGTTTACACCAATCCAAGGGTTTGAATCCAAATCAGGGCTTGAAATACAAGCGATGATGGTGTTATCAGGCATGCCCGCCAGTGGCACAACGTCATAACCTTTATAGCGGTTAATACCTTTATCAGTTGTGTCGTTGTTTTTATAAGGCTGCGTGGTGTAGGCTTCTTCCAGGATCTGCTGAGTAGCATAACTGATGTGGAACTTAAGCCCCTTTGCGCCGTATTTGTATAGCAGGGCTTGTGGCACCAACTTATATACTCTATTAAAGGCGTCCAAGATGTTTTCCTGACCGGCTGTAGCGCCTCCCGCAACAAGAGTTGCAGGGGAAGAAACCTTGATAGTTTCTGACTCCTGTAGTAGTCTTACCAATAGTCCGTCGAAATAGAAATATTGAGCATCACCAGCTGCTTGTCCTTTAGTTGTAGGGTCTAAGGCAGTACCTTCTGGATCAAATGCAATACGGCTTTTCCAGGTTGCGTTTTCAAACCATTCATTCAGACGTTTCATGGTTTGAAGCACGGTAAATTCCTCTGCTGTAGGCGGTAATTCACGATCCAGCAACTTAGGCTCCAGGTTAACTGCCTGCCAATGTTGTTCGTAATCACGGGGGTTAAATTCCAGGTACAACATCATGTCACGCGGTACAAGTACCTTTCCATCAACGTTGATATTGCCTTTGCTGGTAGGAGTTGCAGCACGTTTTTGCATGAAGTTTGACACCTCAATGCGTGGGATTGTGTACTGCTTTTTGATGCCATCCTGAACGTGCGCACAGCCTTTTTGCACTGTGTCCATTTCGATTACAGGACGGGTAATGAAATAGCTGGCGGCTTCGCCGGCGTATGTGGTGTCTTGGATAACTAATGCTTCAGCCATGTGGGTTAACTGTTATTTTAAACGATTTGATAGTTGCGTCATTGCGAGAGCAACGCCGCCTTTCATCTCAATGGTTTCTTTAGGCTCCCGGTTAACAGTTTCGAATTTTGCGGCAGTCTTGTTCACTGGCATACTGTCAAGCCTGTTTTTAATCTTCTCAAAGTCTGCTACTGCATCTTCAGTCCAATCAGCGATAACTTTAGCCTCGTTCTTGATCTTGCCCGCTTTAACCGCGGCGTTAATCAATCCTTCTGCTTTTTCCTTCTTGATGCGGTTTTCGACCTCAATTTTTTCTGCGTTTGCGGTGTCAAGGTCGGATTTCAGTTTATCGTAGTCGGCTTGCAGCTTTTCAGCCTTATTTTTTGCTTCATCCAGCTCATTTTTCAGCTTATTAAGGGCTTCAGTGGATGAATTTTTTAATGCGGCTAACTCGCTTTCTGCTGTTGTTGCGCGGTTCATTACCGCATCAACTGCGGTAACAATGCTATCTTCATTAGCTTCAGCGTTTAATCCTAATTTGTTGGTAACCTTTAGCATTTTTTTAAGGTTTGGGGTGATAATCTTGTTCACTATTTTGTTGGCTTCTTTCCAGTAGTCAGAGAGTGAGTTAACAGAGGAAAGACGCTTTTTATTTAAATCGATACTGTTTTCTATCGAATCGCATAGCCCGAGTTGTAAGGCTTCATCAGCGGAAATAAACGTAGTTCGGTTCATCATCCGGGAAGTGGTTTCTTCGTCCATACCACTTCTGCCGCAAATCATTTTAACCAGGGATGCCTTTGTTGCATCCAACAGCTTCGTGCTTTCGCTACCAGATGGATTATGATACATCTGTACACCGTAATCGGCCATAACCCGGTTTCTGCCTGCTTGAAATATTACGGCGGCTATGCTTGCGGCCATGCCCACACAATAAGTATCAACTTTTGTGTTGCTTTTAAGGATAGCGTTATATATTGCATACCCTTCCATCACATTGCCGCCAGTCGAATTAATCCATACCTGAATGCGTTTTTTGCCCATTCCGTCAAGGGTTAACAGCTCCTGTTGAAACAGGTCGCCCCGTATACCTTCGCCATCCTCTTCATCATATCCGATATGGCGATTGATAAGCATAATAGGCTCGTCAGATTCGATGTTCACTGTGTATAAAAACGGCATGACGTGAAATTAAAATGCCGTAATTTTTTAGGTCGAAAAGTGGGCTACATTTTTCGTTTAGTAGCTATTCTTTGACTGTAATTTTTGCAGTTGCTCCTTAGGCATAGAATCGATAAAAGAGCGAACCATAATGCGCACTGCCTCGCTACAAGATATCTCATTGCATTCTGCGTATGAGGCCACTAGCCGCCTATATCGCGGCGGCAATGTGGCTTTTACCTGGTTTCTCCATCTATCGTTTTTCTTCTCCTGCATAGTTATATTTAGAACATGCGTTGTACAAACAATACTGATAAATAAGGCGGCATGTTATTATGCGGTTGATTATTTCCTATTGAGTTTGTTTTCGCAGATTCGGTTTGGAAATGGTACTGCGTGCCGTCTACTCCCTCTGGGCCTGGCTTTATAGTCAACTTATCGTAATCAAACTGCAAAACGGGTAGTTCATCAGTTGTGAGTGTGTGTTGCTTTTCTCCCGATGCATTGTTGTAAGGATTAGCAAAATCAGGGTCTCCTGGATCATACGCAACTGGCATGCGGCCTTTCATGTTAATTGCGCCAGCTTGCCCATTCACTATTTGCCAACCAATTGTATACGGATGAATCCCTGCACCGGAGTTGTTGAAATATGTTGCAAGAGGCCCAGGAGGCACCCACATTACTACCTGGCCAACGCTTCCTTGTATCCTGCGATTTACGTCGACCCAATTCAAATAATCTGCGGCACCAGAGCCGCTTAACCCTGCCTGCACAACGCATTTTCGTATCTGGTGAACGTTTCTCGTTACACCATCTGTAAACTGTACAGGGTCAGCAATGGTATCTGAGTAGAAAGATAAGCCCGTAGTTACAGTAGGTGGATTGGGAATGATCCCAACGGCGGTAACGCTTGGCCCACTCACGGTAAACGTTGTCGCGTCTACCAGGTAAACTTCACCGTTATAGAATATAGCGCCCGCGGAGATATTAAAGGTATTGCCGGAGCCAGAGTTAACACACCCATTTAAGATATACACCTTTGAAGGGTCATATCCTGATCCGGATAAACATTTACCGATAGCAGAGATTACTTCTTGGTATGCTAACTGTAGGTGATTAAGCGTACCAGCTTTCATGGGAAAGCCTACCGAACCGGTAATGGATGAAGTGTCTAGTTTTCTCATTGGTATTTAGTAGGTTACAACCGTGTACAAGATGCCTGCGATTATGTACTGATCAGCGTAATTCCTTATAATCTTCTCACAATTGAGTGAATCGGGATCTAAGCTGTTGTACAGAGCCAGGGGCACATGTATCGTTAAATTGTAAAATGGGTTAAACGTATATGAGTTAATTACAAATTCAGATGAGGTCGTGGCGTATACGATAGATGAGGTTTGTTCGGTACCTCCAACAATAAATACGCTGCTGGGTTTAGCTGCAACAGTTAAATATATATCACTCACCCCCGGAGGCTGCCTAAAAACGCTGCCAAAATACTTGTTTATTGCGTATTCAAATATCAACTTGTTGCCGGTATACAGTACTCGCTCAAATACCCCTATGAAATTATCCTGGATAACCATCCAGGAGGATTGCACATAGGGTGCGTCTGTGTTATTGTCCGTTAGGCTTTCATACACCTTTTGCTTATACAATACCCGATCATACTTACTGTAGGTAGCCCCAACTATCCAGGCAACGGCCGAGGATCCGGTGCGATAGCTGCCCATCCATAAATCACGTAACCACTGAATCGGCTTTATAAGCACCTTGAGCCACGCTACCATGAGCGGATATCGCTTATCTGGCGGGGCCGTTTGCACAGCTATTTTATTTAAATCTACGTCGTATATGCTCATTTACTCAGGTATAAATTGTAAACTATCTGCTAAGGTCTTGCCTGCTGTCGTTTCAGGGATAATGTAGCCGCTTACAGTAGGCCATAGCCGGGAAATAACCTGGTTGTTTAATACCAAGTAGGTTCCAGCAGTAAAAGGAGCGTTAAAGGGCCTCGCAGATACGTTTTGCAGCAACACATCAGTAACACCGGTAACATTTCGTATCGCAAACTCTAAACTGCTGATACGCACCTGGCCATTAAAGGGTAATTGCGCAAGAAACGTATTGATTGCCTGTAACACGTTAGCGCTGATCACATCGCTATACTGCCCATTGTAGAATACCTGCCCTTGGATATATAGTTGATCAGGATCAGTACTAACGACATTGTAGGATACTCCTGCCGCGCCAATAAGATTTACGTAGCTCTGCAAGGCGCTGAGCTGAGACGCCGTTAACGCCTGTGGCGGTTCATTACGGGCGACTTTCACAATAACGTTGTTGGCAATATTGGTCGTCACACTACAGCGGGTTATAATGCGCAAGGAAGGATCAACAACAGGATAGGTTGGCGCTAGATCTACTAACTGTATGATCTGTGGAACATCGGCGCTGTATTGAAACTGAAAAACTCTATCCTGGATCCACGCCGCGCTTGCCGGCGCGCCTTTACTCACAGTACTTTCTACGGCAGACTTAAATATATCCATAAGCTGTTCCAATAAACCGATAGAAACGCTTACGATATAGGTCCAGAGCCGGTAAATAGCCCGTTTGCTCGTTGATGTAAGCAAAGAGCTTAGTAAAGGATCTGCCTTTACCTGATCAAGCATTTGTTGCTGTATTTGAGATATAGTTCTTGCCATTATCTAAGTTTTGGATGTTGAGGCATAAAGTACCTACGGTCTGAATTGTCAGGTATATAGGGCTTATAGCCAGGGTGCGGAAATAACATGTTATTCTCTACCCCAGGTATGTTATCTTCAACGTTTACCTGCACCTGCAAGCCAGTTGGCGGGTCTTTGGTGATGAACTTTCCACTATCAGGATCAAGTGGAGAGCCTTTTGTATCGATAAAGTTCACCGCGAAATCTATGGTATAGTGGTATATGTTATCATGCTCATAGTCCTGTTCCTCCAAGATCTTCGTCATCGGGCTGCAGCCTGTTGGCGCATATAACTGAAGCGCTTCAATAACCTGATCACGTAAATCAAATACCGCCAAATCCTGTTCAAACGTGCCGTTTTGTGCGTCATAACATTCTGTAACCAGGTGAATACGAAATATCAGGTCCGCAGATGACAACCCCAAGGCTAGTGTATCCCACATGATGCCCGGCTGGGTTTCAACGAAGGCTGCCGGCTTTGGAAAGTTGTATAATTCGCCTGATTTTTCGTAATCAACCTGATTATTCCAAATACGGATGTATTGTAAGCTCAAAACTCCCGTTAGCTTACTCATGATATCCAGTATTGGTTGCTTAATTCCGGCCATTATTTGAAATTGTTAAGTGTATTTTGGTTAATAATCTTCTTTGTTATACTATCTACTTCTCTATTCCAGCCCATATATTGCCGTTTGGGCATTCTTCCGCGCATACCCTCATTGTGGATTGTAGCGTAAGGGCGGTTAACTTCAAACCTGATCTGCTTGGCTGTGGTAACCCTCAAACTGTTGTTAACGGCTCTGCGGAGCGCCCCCGTGCCGATCAGGATTTTTCTTTTTCGTCGGCTTAACCCTTTGTGCTTTGGATATCTGTATTCCGGTGTGCCCGGAATACGTCTTTTTACCTCTTTCCACCGCTTGTTGCCCCATGCTTCCTTGTCAAAGGATTTTAGAAAGTAGTTTTTTTGAGCTATACCGATTTGCCGAACAAGTTTTATCTCATTCTTTTTAAAGTTTGTTAGTACAACATCGAACCCAAATTTGGTTTTTTCAGCCATTATGCCTTAACAGGTTTATAAAACTCAAACATGATAGGCTCCCATTGCATGTGCGTGCCTCGGACAACAGGGACGTGATCGAATGTTAATTGATCTTCGTCTTTTAAAACCTGTTTATCTTTCCCTGACAACATAAGCACTTCAACCCCTTTACGGAAAAGATCATAGTAGGAGGGGCGCAAGATCACCGCCTTTATAGGGCTGCGGCGCTTACGGTGATACCCAATCGCCTGTGCAACCAAGTCGATTGCGTTATTATGGGTGCGTTTATACTCACTGAAATCAAATGGTTGTTTCATTGTTCACTGTATTTACTTAACCGGTAAATTGAAATTCTTACGTGCAAAAGCAAGATCCTTTCTCGGCACTTCGGTGAAATAAGGGTGTTCTTTTGTGAATATCTGCCCTGTAATACCAACATTGTTTTGAAAATATCCAGATATCTTTTCGTCAACCCGGTCTATTAGCTGCTGCACTTTTGCTTTGCTCGTACTACGAGCGCTTTTATCCTCCTGCACCAGCGTACACCGGCAGCGCCAGTGATTGGTAGGTGATTTGGTATGCCAAACAGGGTGATTTACTGGTAGACACAAACCGTTTAATTGCTTGCATATCTCGGAAGTAACGGCATCCATAACCGCCGAATAACGCAGTTTGGGATATATATCTGCGTCGGCTTCTATCTGCTTCCAGCGCTTTGCGTTTTGGGCTTGAGCTAATATCGTTTCATTTTCGGATACAGCCCATGTCTGATACTTTTCATATATTGGTAAAGCTTTTTCGGCGTAGTCTTTGTATGTTTTCGCCCCCCGTTTCGCGGCTTGTAACTCTCTGGTAAGCTGGTAGGTCTTTGCCGCGGAAAAGGCCTGTACATTAACCCCCAATTCGTTATAGAAGGCTTTTTGACCTGCTACGCTTTCAAAACCCTGTTTCAGCGTTTTGGTATAATCTTTTACAGTAGATTGGTAATACTTAACAGGCAAATTCCTGGTGTTTATTTCACCCGCATAAATGCCTTTAAGCATCGTATTTACCGCTTTTGGGGTCATATGCCGTATAGTTTACCGATCTTGTTTTGAATATTTTTCACACTGTTGATGACCGCCTTTTCATCCTCCTGGTCTACCGAATCTACTTCTTCAGATACTTCAACCATTTCAGTTTCAATGCCGGTACGTTCTTCGAAGTATTCAGCGGACATCTGCAAACCAGCATTTTTCATGGTTTGCGCAATCTGCGCTGTGACCAGGTTGCTTTTATCCTGCCTTTCCCTAAAGGCTTCTTCCTCTTCATCGTTTTTATACCTGAACCGGTAACCTTCAGGAATGCTTGTAAGCCCCAGGTTACGTAGTTTCGGAAATAGCTGTTTGTTGATAATAGGAAGCATAAACCTTGCATCCTTTACCTGCTTGTCACGCAGCGCTTTAGCAACAGGGCTTTGATCATCGCCTTGTCCAGATCCGAGCTTACCGGGGGTACTATCCGCTGCATCAGCATGACCAAGGATAATTTTAGACACTTTTGCCTCGCAGCGTTTTTCCAGGTTATCATATCCCTGATACCCTGTGCCGCCGAGCTTTGTTTCCAGGAACGTGATGTCGTCCATTGGGTCTATGATTGCATAGCCTGCGGATCCCATAGAACGAATGGCGTTTTCCAACTCGGCACGTTCTGATTCGGTTGTCTTGGTCGTTTTACCAACACGATAAGGCATGGCGTACAATTCAACAAAATCGCCATTAAAGCCTAATGTGTTGCGTAGGAATATCTCATATAGAGCAATTTGGTAAAGCAGACCATAACCAGTAGGGCTTATGCCCGAATCGCTTTTAGTGTTGACGAATACATGCCAATCACTTTGCGGCTCTTCACGCCAGTCTTTACCCGATGTGGCGTAAATGAAGCTGCCAACCTGATGTCGGTCAGGGGATATAAACCATCGCGGCACCATAGACACATCCTGTATCTGGCTATCAGCTATATCGCCCAAGGATATAAGGCTATACCCAAAAAATATTGCATCAAGTGCATACTCTTGAAAATCGTAAAACCAAGTCTGTTCTTCCAGCTCCTGGGTCAACACTGTACTTTCAACCCCTTTAGCATCACATATCTTAAAATCGCGAAGTAAGGTGAGATCTTTACGGCGCTCCATCAGGGCGAATACATGCCCATTCAAAATCGTATCAATGAAGATGCGCTGCATCTTAACGCGGAAAGGGTAATAGGCTTTCTCTGCCTCCCTAATTGCGTCACGCCACATTGATACATCGGTTCTAAGGCGCTGTAGCTGAACAGGGCTGATATAGTTAGCCAGGTTCTGAGTAACCCCTTTTTTGGAATAATTGAAGTTGGCAGCGGTTCCCGGCAGTGACTGCGTATTGAAACCGAAGTTCTTAACCTTATTTATGCGATTGCGTTTACTCATCTCTTCGGTATATGGTTAATAGCTGTTTATGTTTTTAATAGGGCCGCCAAACCGAATCCGGCCACCTTGCTTTGGCTGTTTTACTGGTATCGCTGGTGTTACATCGCCTCTACCGCATTTCTTTAGCCAGTCTATCGCGTCATCATACCGCTTAACCCGTAGATCTGGAACATTGCGAGGGGCTATACGGCTGTGAACATGGTACAACGCAATGTCAACTGCATAAGTAACTAACTGTTGACTACGAGTGTCGCCAGGTGCCCAATAATTTATATCGCTTAAGCTGGTATTCGCTGGAATGGTATAAGGAACACCAATACCCCAATACTGTACTCCGCTATTTACGTTGTCCGGATACACGTTTAAGAAAGGCAGGTTATCATAATCCCTGAACTGTAGTGCAACTTCCTGGCTCATAGGCTGCGTGGCTATCTGGCAGGTGTATACGCTGTCTTTATAAAACACCTTAGCCCCAACAGCATATTGCTGATACAAGTCAAAAGGCGGCTGCGGGAATATGGCGTAATACAAAGCCCCGTTGGTGTCAGATACCCGATCACCTGCTTTGTAATTAACCGATGCGGCGCTAAAGGGGAGAATGTTCTTCAGCTCTGCGGATAAGTCATACTTCTGAACCAGGTAGCTGGAAACTTCCTCTAAAGCAGCACTTACCGCACTATCCAGTATAGACGGATCAGAGCTGATAACCTGGTTTAGGTTTTCAACCTGTATCTGCTTTTTAAAGTCGTTCTGGGTTAAATAGTTCATTAGTACGAATTTTTACTTCTGTTAAACCCTGTTGTTATCTTCGTCACCACTCCGCCTTTTTGGTATATAGCGAAATCACCGGCGAACGCATAACAAATCAGGTAATCGTTTGCGTCAGACGTATGCCCGTATTTCTCATAAGCCACGCCGGTTTCCGGGTGCTTCTCTTTGATCTTAGCCTTTGTGCCGTCCGCTGCCTCTTTCAGGTACATATAATCCGAAATAGTCTTTGTGCATTTGTTACCTATTGTGAGTTGCAGATTATTGTACCTGAAAGCGAAAACGGTATTTATGAAGTTGCCGCGCATCACTACAGGAGGGGCGACAGTTAACACTCGAAGTTGTGGCCGGTATTGGGCTAACGCTCTTAGTATGATAACGTAGTCGTTTTGGCCTTTTTCCGTCCTTGTATCCTCTTTCTTGCCGTTAGGATCACCGTAAACAAATAAACCGGCAGAATGGGCCGGAAATCGCCGTATAAATTCCCTGCACACATTCTCTGTACGGTTGTTAGGCGATTCAAGGCATATCTCATCTATCTGCCTGGCGTGTTTGCCCTCTATCTGCCACACGCAACACGTCATATATGGGTTAACGTTAAAGTCGAAGGTGATATGAAGCGCAAGCTGCGGATTATACACCGTATCGGCCGTATCCCGGGCACGGTCAAACAGCTTATAGAAATTGCCGCCTGTCTGCTTCCTGGTCCAAAGCCCTTTGGCGTACACCGAATACGTATAAGGATTGGTGTCCTTATACGCCTCTATCTGTGCTTTAACCGCTAACGGTAACCAACGGTTGTCTTGGTATACAGAGTGGTGAACTGTTACAGCATATTCGACCTGCTGGCCTTCTACCTCAATTACCGTTGTTGTCCGATATGCCAGTTCGTCATGATCCTTAAAAAATCTTTTCCAAAACCAGTTTTCGGTATAATCGCCTTCTATCTCAGGGTTGATGCTGAAAAACTCCTGAAGGCAATCAGCCCGGTCTGAACGGATTGTGAGCGATATAGTCGCGAAATCCTGCTCTTCTGGTATATCCTCTTCATACCACACACATGTGGGGTCTTTGATGGATTTTAACGACGCCGGATCATCGCCGCCACGGGCGATAAACCGGTTTCCGTTTTTACATATAATGGCTAACGGGCTTGTCCTGAAAATAAAGAGCTGTTGTAATCCTAACGATATAATCGTCTGCTTAATATTCTCATAGCTACTTTCCTGTATGGTGTTGTACTTCTTACGATATAAGATGCACTTAAAGTACTTATGTGTTAAGCAGTTATATACCAGTTTCTTTGCTACAAAGTCCGATTTGGACGATCCGCGGCTACCGTACAGGATTATAAACCTATCTGTACATTTTACTAACCGCAGAAACTTTTGATTAATGATCTTTCGCCACTTCGGCCATATCACGCGAATCATTCATCACTGAAATTTATATCCGGGTCGTCATCGTCCTGGGTATCGACCGTTATCACAGTTTGAGCTATTTCCTTTTTATCCGCTAAGCCCAAGTCGCGGGCTATGATACTAGCATTAAATGCCCCAACCGCAGCTCCTTCAAACTTCTGCTGATACATCACTTGATCTATGCGCGTAAGGATTTCGGTAAAACCTTGCTCGTCATCTGGATCAGATTTTTTGATATTGGCTTTAAAATCAGAGAAGTAGTTGGAGGAGCATCCCAAATAGTTACAGAGGCCCGCATAAGTAAACGGGCGCTCTGTCGGTATTTCAACAACGGTATGTAGTTTAGTACGTCCTTTTGAATCTTTGGTCGTGGTCGGTTTTTTGAGCTGTTCTACCTTATGCCAGGGGTTGCTCTGGCACCAGGTGAAATATTCTACAGCCGCACCCCATAATAGGGCAGGAGTGGCAAAGAGTCTATCTCTTCCATGTTTACTTCTTAGTTCCCAAAATCTGTTTCCCTTGGGCGCTGCCATGCTTCCGATTTTCCGCGTGAATGGAGTGCGTATACCCTTTAGGGTGCATGTTCTTACGTGGAGAGAATACCAGGTTAACCCAGCCATTTTTTGAAGGCAAAGCGGTAAGCTGCTGGATAAACTCATCCAGGTTAATGCCTACTAAGATTTCGCCTTTTGACTGTTTTACGTTAATTCCTGAAATCATGCGGTATGCGGGTTACGCGATTAACTGGCTTAAATCGGAAAATTGAAGAATCGGAAGCCGTTACAAATTTATCAAAATAAAAACTATTTCACCAAATTTATTTTTGCTGAGAATAGCCATGGTAGCGGATTTGGTGATGTTTATTAGTTGTACATTTGGTGTACAATTGTTGTACGTATTTTTACATATTCCGCAATTCAACTTTCACCTGTTCCCAATACCAGGTTTCATCGATTCGTTCTACCATGGTACATTTTGTTTAAGTGAATACTTGTTTATCCTAGCTTTGATAGCAGTCATTAACGCATCCTGATTGGCGTTTTTTCCATTTAAGGAATCGATCATATCCTCATGTATTGTGCCTTTAACAATAAGGCGGGTGTTGATCACAGATACTGTTTGCCCCTGTCTATCCAAGCGCTTTAAAGCTTGCAAGTACAGCTCTAAACTCCACAACGGGCCAAACCAGGTTGAGTGGTGACCTCCTGCCTGAAGATTAAGCCCGTGTCCAGCGGAAGCTGGATGAAGTAAAAACACTTCTATCTTGCCGGCGTTCCAGTCGTCTATGTCGGACGGCCCTTTTAGCTCTCGCAGGTTATAGCCTTTCAGCTTTCTCTTTATCCGATCAAGGTCTGATTTATACCAGTAGAATACTAGCATCGGTTGCCCGTTTGCAGCTTCCACAGTTTCTTCCAAGGCTTCCAACATTAGGTTATGCACCTCATGGTAAGGGCCTTTGCTGCCTTCCTCGCCATATACTGCGCCGTTAGCATATTGCCACAACTTACCAGTAAGCGCGGCGGCATTAACAGCAGAGATATGCTCTACATCTTCTAAAGCAAGTACCTGCTGACGTTCAAAATCCTGGTATTGCTTAAGAACATTCGCCGGTAGATGTATTTCGATATCACGATCAATCCTCGGCGGTAGATCCAGGTAATCCTCTGCCTTCATGCTTATGCAGATATCCCCTATCTTTTCGTAAATCTCTTTTTTGTAAAACTCATCGCCCAAAAACCCGGTATCATCCGTTTTCTCGTTGTACTCATAAATCACATGACCGTTGCGTTTACCGGGATTCAGGTAAGTGTTTCGGTATGTGGTTATGTTCTTACCTAACCGCTCGCCCTGATCAAGCAAGTAGATCTGAGGCCAAATATTCACGATATCACCCGGAGTGCCAGTAAGGCCAACAACCCTGTTAATCCGTGGGCGAATCGTCCGTAACGCTTTAAACCTAGCAGCCTTGGCGTCTTTAAAGCTGGACAGCTCATCAATTACCAGCATGTCAAAAGGGAAGGAGCCCCCCAGGTGCGATATAAGCCAAACGACATTTTCCCGGTTGATGATGTAGATATCTGCTTTCTGCAATAGGGCTTTTTTACGCTGTGCTTCTGTTCCAAGGATCTTGGCTATCTTCAGGTGTCGCAGGTGATCCCATTTATGGATTTCGGCGTCCCAAGTATTTTCTGCTACGTTTTTTGGGGCGATAACTAGCACCTTGGAAACCTCGAAGTAATCGTTAATTAGCCGGTCTATCGCGGTTAAGGTACTTACTGTTTTACCTAATCCCATATCCAGGAATAGGCCTGCTGCTGGATTGTCGATAATATGCTGGGTAGAAAAAGCCTGGTAGTTATGTGGTTTGTAAATCATTTCAGTAGCTTGTTATAAAATTCTTCAATCTGTTCTGCCCTGTCGATCACTTCGACTATGAAGCCTAAAGATCTAAGCCGGGCTATTACGATTCTCTGCCTGGGGCTTGGCGTTTTTCCGGTTGTCTTTATTTCAGCAAACCCGATCTTGCCCCCTGGTAGTAGCACAATGCGGTCTGGCATTCCTGTAAAGCTGAGGCACCAGAATTTCAACGCTTTGCCTTTTAACCGTTTAGCGGCTGCCGTAAACTTCCGCTCCAGGTATTTTTCGCTTTCAATTTTTGTCACGTTGATGATTTTAAGGCGTAAACACACGTTGTTTACGGTAAATGTCAATACGGATAAGGGTTTAAGGCTAAACGTAAACAATGTCAACAGAAAATCCTATAAATCTCTTACGCGTGTATTAGAGCGTACGCGGGTATCGTCTTTCTCTCTATTTAGTATATTCACGCTTTTATACTATTTCGTGTTTACGGTGTTTACATTCCCTTTAAACTGTTGACCGTTTTACGTTTCGGCGTAAACATTTTATAGGTTTTCCTGTTTACGCTGTGTTTACCGTGTTTACGGCTACTCTTTTATACCCTCTTTGGGTTCCGTAAATCCCAAATCGCATTGTAGACTTTGAGTTGTCCTCCCAACCAGGAATTGTACGCATAATGTCGTGCAGTTCCTTCGTGTTAAACTTATTCATATCTTTCTGTTGGCCTCCTAATACCTCGCACCATATTTCCGCAATACAGACCTTTTCCCGGCGTCTGGTGCCGATAGGTAGGGTAGTGTCATCACCAGCGATAAATGCCCGCCTTTCGTAGATATTCATATCCTCCCAGTTATCTGGAAGCAGCATATCCAGGTACCTGGAAATAAGCCCGGTACGTTCGTCCACTTCGCTGTGATCCTCTTGCGCTGCTGCGGCCATTGCTTCCAGCTCAGGGGATAGGTAAAGCGGCTCACCGGCTTTATATAGCTCTACAGCTTCGGCCCAAATCTGGTCGCGTTCATATCTACCGGCAGGGGTAGCGTCTGACAGTTCAATGAATACGTCCTTTGTCGGATCTTGTTCATGCACCCTGATGGGCCAGAAACGGCGGTTACCGGATGGATCCCGGAGAAAATCCAGTCTGTTGGTAGAGGCGAAAAACACGCATTGCCGTGGGAAATCTTCAAGTCGTCTGCCGTAAGCGACCCGGTACCGGTCAACACGTTTAGAGATAAAGTGTTTAATAGTTTCAACGTCAGCTTTTTTCAATCCTGCCAGTTCACCCATTTCGACAAGCCAAACGCCCTGTAACTGCTCGTAGGCCTCTTTACCTTGTATTGTTGAAAAGCTATCTGAAAACCATTCTCCGCCCAGGGCGTTTATAAGACTACTTTTCTTTTTACCCTGCTGGCCAACAAGGACAACTACGTAATCAAATTTGGCCCCGGGGGTAAATATCCTGGTAACCGCCGCGGCTAAACTCTTTCTCGTGAAAGCCCGCGTTAATTCATTATCGACAGCCCCCAGGTAATCTATAAACACCGTTTCAAGCCTTGGTATTCCATCCCATTTTAAACCGGCCAGGTAGTCTTTTATCGGGTGAAAGCTGTTTTTACGTAGGGTGATATCCAGACCGTCTTTTATTTTCTGAACGGTTGTAATAGAGTAGGTTTTCTCTATGTAGTGCCTGATGCTGGCATCATCCGCATCGGTTAAATTCCTTGTTTCCTTAGTCACATGTCGCCACGGCAGATGCTTTAGTGCTACCTCCCGTTTTTCGAAACTGTTATAGGCTAACCGGTTTTTAAGGTTAGGATCTTTTGACAAGATGGTAACCACATTATCGATGGTATTGCACAGGTTTCCTTTGCGATCGTATTCCAGTTCATCCAGCCAATCGTTATTTGGTAGTTCCTCTTCGGCTTGTAGTTCTTCCAGCGGAATACCATCGAAATCGTGTTTTGCGTCTTGTAAACGTTCAGCGCCGAGTAGGCGGCGTACCGCTGGGTCTTTACTTGCCAGGTCGGTCATTGCGGTAAACGACGGCAGACGGTTTGGCGCGGTATCATCCTTTGCGTTTTCGTCTTGCAGCCCATACAGGTGCAAACGCACCAGGTCAAAGGCGTTACACAGCTTTCCACTGGTAGGGTCGGTTCCGTGATGACTGTAGGCGTATTTATCTTCATAGATCACAAGACCGCCGGAAGTGCTGCCCTGTTTAAAGGTGTACCGGTTTTCCAGGACACAAGGTTCATACACATCACTTAAGAATTTTTCAATTACCTCTGTGATCGAGTAGGTGCGACAGAACGCCCCGATAAGCCCCGGCTTTTCCAGTGGGTCACCTTGTTTCTTAATATCCCGTTGGATTACGTCTTTATCCTGAGTGCCTACGGGCCATTCGCTACTATCCCGCCAGTTGCGGTAGGAGTTTAACACCTCATCTGCGGATAACCAAGGGCCGTCCTGATATTGAAATTCATACACTCCATCCTTACTGGTAGAGGGCCAGTACATTAACCGCGAGGGCTGGTAACAGGTATGATCAAACATCTCAATATCCAGGTTGCCGGCTATACGTCTGGCGATGGCTACGTACTCGTCAGCGGCTACTTCCCTGTCCAACGGGATAATAAGGCGTAACCGCGGATGTTCAGGCGAATGCTTATGTGTTGAGTAGATGGCTGCAGCATTGCTGTACAGCAGAGTGAAGTCATCCCACACTGTTGTACTGGCATAATCCAGATCCAGGGTAACAAGTTGGCGATGGAGTACATTACCCTTCAACCTGCGGCCGCTATTCAGATATCCTCCTACATACCCGCCAACGTCTTTTATCTCATCCTGCCGTTCCTTCTTAGCTGCTAAGAACTCCTTATAGGTTTCCGCGGTACGGTGCGTGGTGCTGATCTTAGTTAAGAACTCAGACCACTGCATTTGTTTGTTTTTCCAGTTCTTCGCGTCTCTGAAGTTGCCCAGGGCTATATCAAACGTACCATTGTGGTGTACTTGTATCATTGTCAGTAAAGCATTTCATATAAATCAATCGTTTCAAATATCTGTCCATCCAGTCGGCCGCAAGATCAAAGCCACCTATACCTGAGAATAAACTACCGTGTGTCATATCGAAATAGTTTTTATCTTCTTAATCCGCGTAACCGCTATTTCCGTTGACTTCACCTTAATAGGCTTTATTTGCGGGTAGAACTCCGCAGGAGAGCAGTTAAAAAGGCAAGCCAGTAACCAAAGGTGTTCCGGTTTAGGGAAGTGATCACCTGATTCATATCGGCGATAGCGGTATCTATCCATCCCAAGTAATTCAGAAACCTGCACTTGCGTTAAACCGGCCTCTGCGCGTTTATTACGTATAAATGCGCCTACGTTTATCGCGAACGAACGTTGTTCAATGGCGCACATCGGGCAATCGTTTTTCCTGTGATTTGGGTGCTTTTCACAGGAGTTTGTGACGGGTCTTAACTCCATAACTCATGTTTTTTACATAATTCAATTACCTTTTTACATTGTTCCGCATTCATCATGCCTATATGGGTGTACTTAACGTCAAGCCCCATTTGTTCAGATAGCCACTTATACGTTTGGTTACGGGCAGCGTATTGAGGCGCGCCGGCTTTTACCTGTGCTTTCCAAACTGGATCTAATGCGTCATGCGCCATACGTTTATACAACCGTAACTCGGCGTTTGCCAGGCGGCCTAATGCCCTGGTTGTACCTTTATGCACCCCTACCCAGGCATCACAGCTAAAACATATATAGACCTTTCCATAACTGCGAGTTTTGTATACGCGGATACTGTCTATTAGCTTTGTAGATGCACCGCAATATGGACATAGGTTTCCTGACATGATCGCGTCACGGTTGCTATCTGTTATTTGGATCTCTGCCGCCATGATTAAACGTTAATGCCGTATTCTTTGAGCCGGTTTAATATCCGCATGCGCTCTGATTCTTTCGTGCATATAAGGACACCAAGCACCTGAAGAGCTGACACTTCGTCAATGTGCATAGAGAAAGCCTCTTTCTTAGGTTTTCTTGATTCGTTGATGAACTGAAATCCAGAAAAAATATTATAGGTGGCTTCCCACGTATCTTGTGTAGGTTCCGGCAAATGAGCTTGTTCGTTTATTGCAAAATCCATGTTAAGCATGACCGATACACTTTTATCCTTGATTTTCTTTGCGAAATCGTTAATACGTGATATTTCCTTAGATAGCTTGTCTAAGCGTTTTAATTGTGTGGTTAATTCGTTAAGTTTCATTTTTAGTCTTTTTTATAGTAAAATGTTTCGTAGCTTTCAGCTTTCATCGGTAGACCTGGAGCCCATGTGACTGGCTGGCTCATAATACGGTCGACTTCTTCAATACTTCCAAAATCAATAGGAACTTCTAAAACGACTTCGTCATGCACATGCATGACGATACTGTAGCCAGCTTTATCTAGGCGCACCATCGCTTCAGCAAGCAAATCCCTCGCAACAGCTTGTACGATATTTTCAACCAGTTTGCCGCCATATGTGTCAACTCGCGACCACTTACCCTTTTCAAGGCTCATATAGGAAAGGGAATCAGTGCCGAATCTATTTTCACGAAGAATCGGTTCGTAATAGGAAAGACATCTGCCAGAAGGGAGCTGGATAAAGAATATATTACCCTGCATGAACATTGAAATTCCGTGTTTAAGTCGTATGCGTTGCCCTGTTCTTACAGCCTCGATCGCCGCGGCGTTTACATCATACCAAAACTGGACAATAGCAGGATTGGCGTTTCTCCACATCTTTACCAGCTTTGGCAATTCATCTTCTGTTAATCCCATCGCCAGTGCGCCCATTGTGATAAGGGCGTTTGGGCCGCCTTGGTATCCGAGCGCTAATTCAGCAACCTTACCTTTTTGTCTTAGATCTGATCCCTTAGTAATGCTTTCAATAGGCACTTTAAACATCTGAGCTGCTGATGCTTCATAAATCTTACCGTGTGTATTGAAAACATCCAACCGCCATTTTTCGCCTGCCAGCCACGCTATTACGCGTGCCTCAATAGCGGAGAAATCGGACGGAATTAGACGGTGACCAGGTTTTGCGATAAAAGCTGTACGTATTAACTGGGACAGGGTATCAGGTACATTTCCGAAAAGTATTTCCATCCAATCGAGATCACCGGCCAATACAGTGTTTCGCGCAAGGTCTAAATCTGCCATTTCGTTTCGGGGAAGGTTTTGAACCTGCACCAGTCTTCCGGCCCAACGCCCTGTACGGTTAGCGCCATAATATTGCAGTAGTCCACGAACTCGGCGATCGATACAGATAGCCTCTTTCATGGCCATATATTTCGACACGGATGTTTTACCCATTTCTTGCCTGATCTCAAGGATCCTTTTCACAGCGTGGGAATCAGATAACACGTCAGCGGATTCCAGGAGGCCAGGAATGGTTTTCTTTGTTAGGCTTGTTACCTCTTCTCCAGTCGCTTCTGTTAGCCAGCGTTTAAGCTGTGCGCCACTATTGGGATTTTTTAACGCGGTTATCTCAATCGCTTCGCTGGTCAGCTTTTCTTTGTACTCAGCATCAAACAGAATAGCGTTTTTAACCAGGCTGTAATCAATCATTACTCCGCGGTCGTTGATTCGCTGATCTAAGTTCCAAACCTCTTTTTCGAGTGATGGTGAAGGGAACGCAGTTATCTTTGCCCTGATTGCCTGTTCTACGTCTACGTCTTTTCTGTTGTACTGCTTGAAGGCTTCCCACTTCACTGGATCATGTTCAGGGAGATTTTTTGAGCGGCTTCCGTTTACTTTGGACGGCTTACAGGGCACACAGAAATAGCGAATGAGAGACTTGCCCACAGCGTCTTTTTCAATAGGTAGCCCAAGAGCCTTACTAGCTGCATCGAGCGATAAGGGGAGGCCTAATTGCGCAACACGCGCCATAGTGCATTCCCATTGCTCAGGTGGCAGATGTAGGTTGAAGTATTCAGCAAGACAGGTTCTTTCAAAAGCGGCGTTAAACGCGGTTTTTAAAACAGTCGGATCAGTCAAGGCGTTAAATATCGTATCCGGTATCTTTTCGCCAGACGCTAGGTCAACTGCAACAGCAGGCGCACCATCAACAGAATACGAAAAAAGTAATATTTCAAAATCCAACGCCTCCACATAACGGTATACGCCGCAATCTGTAAGATTTTCAGAGCTATATGTTTCTATATCAATTCCCAGTTCCCGCATGATTACCTACGTGTTGCTGCATTGGCTTCTTTTATCAGCGCCTGCATGTTATCAATTATGTATCTTTTTACACCAGCGTGATCACACCCGTTGTTATATAACCATAATAGATACACTGCTGGCACATTGGCCATCGTTTTGTTTTTATATTTGCCGAACGGCATTAACGATGAATCGGTGAGCGCATATGTGTGCATAAGGTTATCTTTTGTTTAGAGAAAGGAGAGGGCCGAAGCCCTCAGTTTAGTTAAACATATCATCCTCATCAAAGGCGACTTCGATGTCGGCAAAGTCGTTTTCGGCAGTGTTACGACTACCTAAAGGTTCACCGTCCTTCACCTTCCAGATGTTATTAAGGCCTGCCGCAATTCCCTTATTGCCATTCACGTTGAAAGGGTAAAAGTTTAAGCTGACATAAGCGTAGCAGCCAGAATAAACTTCATCTTGTTTTGTGACTGGAATGCGCGCAGGTCCTGCGACAATGCCAGGTTGATTTTTGGCGGTTGCATTGATGAACATTGCATTCTGGTAGGCTTCATCGTCTGGTCGGTCTACGTCTCCATCGCGAAGCGCTATTTTAAACGCAGATCCGGTAGGTATTTTACCAGCAAATTTTGATACTTTGCCTTGTTCCTTTGCCGCATTGATTGCCGCTTCACAAGCAGCAATGATCTTTTTATCAGACTTAGGAATGATAAGTGAGGCGGAGTATTTTTTCTCCTGCCCTTCCTCTGTTGCAGTAGGTTCCCAGATATGCAAATAGCTGAGACGTACGGGGCCTATCACCACTTTCGTGGCTTGCTGTGGATTACTCATATTTGTATGTTTTTAGATTATTACGAAATTTCGATGCCTGCGAAATCTGCGGCAGCAGATTCAGCACTGCTTAACGCGGGTCTTTTGTCTGATTCTGGCACCAGTGTGGGAGCTCCCGCGGGTTTAACGATGAATTGGTTTAACAGTTCCGCAAATGTTTTCTTACCGATCTTTGTTTCCAAGTCTGTAAGGCCTAATAGCGTTTTCGGTTTTAAGAACAAGTCCTGACTATAGCCGTTTTCAGTAAGTGCTTCTATGATCTTTTCTTCATCAGCGTATTTGCGGTTACTGCGACCTTCTACGAGTTTGAAACCTGGCCATTTTGCGCCTGAATGTACAGCGGCGTAAAGTGCATGATCCTCTACGGCTTTTAACCATTTTTCAATTACATCTGCCTTCTTAAGTATATCAGACACTTCTTCAGGTGTGAGAAATTGAGCTGGTTTGTAGTCGTATTTTTCGATCTGCATGTTCTGGTTGGCAAGAGCTTTACAGATACCTTTAGCCCGACAAAAGGTGCAGTGTTTACCCGGCACTTGTTCACCCTCACCGGCGAAAGCGAGTTTAGCACGAGGAATAAGCACCGTATCTCCCCAGGCCTTTAATTCATTAACTGATATACGCCAAGTGCTGAAGTTTTCCAGTCGAGGTTGATAGATTGTCATTTCAACTTCTCTGATATCAAATAGGTAGTCGAAATGAGCCAGGCCGCCGAGAGCGTAAAGCATCATTTGCCGGTTTTCGACCGCATCAACCAGGTGTCCTTTACCATACTTTAGATCAATAAAGCGCATTGTACCATCTGCGATAATGAACACATCCCCGGTTCCGAATCCTTCAGGTACATAGTCCGTCAAGTCAATGCGCTGTTCGATGAAGATCTGGGCATCTGACGTAACAGCCAACGCTTCTGAGTACTTTTCTACAACGAAGGTTGCGTAATCGTCTGCGTGTTCCATCATCGCATTTGTGTAGAACCGGTCAGATTGGACATTTTCCAGTATGCGCACGCTGTCCAATCCGTTTATTATTTTCAGCTTTTGACGGATTAATAGCTCACCTAATGTATGCGCCAAGGTGCCCTCCTTTGCGGCGTCGCCAGCTCTATCAGGGAATTGCTGTTCCAGGCGCGCAGACGGTGTACAATTAAGCCACCGTTCTGCGCTGCTGGGAGCTAAAGTTGCATGCGCCATATCACAATGAGTTTAGTCTTTCAAGCAGTGCAGGTCTGTCCGTCTCGGCCACAAGCGAAATAGATGTGGCTCCGAACTCGGCAAGCAGCGCTTTAACCTGGTCTTTCTTCGCTTTATGTGGCTCTGCGGCTAACCGCAACTGCTCCAACGTAATTTTAGTTGCTGCTGCGTTTTCAACCGAAGGGGCAGCGGCGACTGGCGCAACTGATGCCGCTGGAGTGGCTGCCGGCTGTTTAGTGGCTTTCAGCGCGTCTACTTCTATTGTAGACGTTAAGGTTTTCGGCTTGCTAGACCCGATAATGCCTTGAAAAAGAGAAATAATCTCAGGGGCTAAGGTGTGAGTGACTGTAATATTCATGATTTAGTAGTTTATGCGTTAACGTTAATTCCTGCCCAGGTTGCGACGATTTTAATATAGGTGCCGTACTCGGCTCTTTGGTCGGCGGAATATCCATGCTCACGCCCTATCCGCTCATAGTTTTCAAGCCAGTAGGCTATTGCGTGTTTTTGACAACCAATTTGCATAGTATCTTTCCACGCAATAACAGTGTGGGCGCTGCCTGTTATAAACAGCGTTTTTGTTATGACTTCCTTTTCAGATATTTCAGCTTTTTTGCCGATCCGGGCCTCGTTGCCGATCTGGGCCGCGTAGCCGATCCGGGCCTCGTTGCCGATCTGGGCCGCGTAGCCGATCCGGGCCTCGTTGCCGATCTGGGCCGCGTAGCCGATCCGGGCCTCGTTGCCGATCTGGGCC